TGTATATGGAGATACTTCAATACCGCTTTTCTCTATTTCTACAGGTTCAAGGGAAGCATCATTCTCCCCTTCAGGGCCAAGAATAGCATCCATCTGCTTTTCCATGCCGCCCTGTATAGTACCACCCGATTCTCTTAAATCCCCAACAGTGTCACGAATTCTATCTTTAGTCTCCGTATCGCCTATGGCTCCAGCATTCTTATAAGCAGCGTATGTACTTTTATCTGCAACATCCAGATCTACATCACTACGCCGTAGCAGCGGCCCCTGTAATTCAAGGCTCTCAGTTTCCTTAGTGAATTTAAGCTGACCGCTATCAATCATACTCTTAGTCAGAGTAGTTACATCGCCTACATCCCCGTCCATTAAACGGAGTTGCTGCTCAAAAAAGTTTATAGCGCCAGTGTTGCTGGCATCGCCTGAGAAGTTTAAGTTCAACGCCTTAGCATTGCGCTGTATTTTTTTCTCTTTTAAATCGGCGGCATCTTGGGCAGCTTTAACTCGACGCTCTTCAATACGAGCCTCTCTGCGCTTCTCTATCTCTTCCTGCCGCTTTTCCTCATCTCGCTTTTTAAGGCCATACGTTAATTCATCAAAAAAACCGGCATACGGGTCAGTTTTTTCCTTATACGAACCGGAGCTTATTCCAGCCCGTACTTTAGCAGCCTCGCTCTTAAAGCTCATCTTCAAGCTCCTCTTCCTCTACGCCGCCTAACATTTCAGCCTGTTCTTCTTCCGGTGCGACTCCACCAGCCTCTGGCATAGCCATGAGACCCTCTGCGGGCGCTTCTGGAGCAGGTTCTTCAGGCAGTGGCTGCTCTAGCTCTTCTTCCTCATCAATAATGCCCATAGAGGATTTGAGTAGCGCAGGTGTGATGATGATACGATCTTTATTCTCTACGCCCATCTCGTATTTTACACCGGCATTTTTAGCAGCTATCTCAATGTAGCGGGCTATAGGGCCAGCTATAAGTACCGCTAAGTCTATGCCTATTTTACCCTTACTTACTGCCTGTAAAAGAAGAACGGTTACTACAGTCGTAATGTGAGCATCTATTCCTAGCATAGCGAAGATGATTTCTTTTTCTTCGGGGTCATCAATCTTGTCGATTAAATAGGATACAGACTCATCGTAATCCACCATGTCAGGTGGCCTATGCCAAGCATAGTTACGGGTATCTGCCATATAGTTAGCGCCCGGAATTGGAGCATTAAGCCTCATCTTCTAATTCCTCTTCTTTAGCCAGCTTGCTGTCAGTGGGTTCTTCTAGAAGCTCATCTTCCATCTGATCAAAGAAGTCTGGCGTATAGAGCAGACCACCTTCCTTTAACTCGGCGGTCTTCATAGGCATGACGCCCTTAACAAATTGCTTAATGGATTTTTTTATTGCTTCATCAAATGTCATTTTTGTACCTTAAATTTAGGTTATGCCTAGTTGTTTAGCTATCCATGCAGACCCCTCAGATGATCCAACAAAAGCCCCGCCCAGCTTCATAAGACCGTCCATAAAGCCGCCACCAGACTTTTGCCCTGACTGAGCTTGCATCTGGGCGATAAGAAGCCGAAGTTCTCGCTCTTGATCGTTGTCAGTAGTCTTCCAAATGTAGTCGAGCATATTATCTGCGCTATCCCACAGATTATTTTGAGCCTCTTGAGTTAGGTCCAAAGCGGCTTTTACATCCGCTGTGTGTGCATCTACCTCATTCTGCGTATTAGTGGTCTGAACTTCTTGCCGCCACTTGGCATTCGCTAAGTCAATCTGATATTGCATCTCTGCTAGAAATTGCTGGCGGTCATTTTTCATGTCGGCGTTAAACTGGGCCGCATCATTAATTTCACCGGCATTAAATTTAGTTAAGGCATTAATTTCAGATGTGTTGTGACGCTGAATATTTACTACCATTTCAGTGTAAAATTTATTCATGTCGTTAGCAGCTTCAGCATTAAATCTACGTGCTGTATTTTCAGCTTTCGTATTCTCAAGAATAGCTTGCACAAGAGCTTGCTTGTTGATCATCTCAGCTTGCTGCTCGTTGGTCAGGTTAGTCATATCCATTTCCAAAAAGGCTTTGGCATTTTGAACCGCTGCCTGTGAACGGGCATCTAAATTAGCCATCTCTACATTACTGAGCATCTTGGCTTTATTGATGATAGCCTCTTGTTTATTGTCTAGATTTTTTACCGTAAGCGTTTGAAAGAATGTAGCTTCTTTTTCAGCTACACCCATCATGGATTCCATAATCGCGTTGGACATGGCGGCTGTTGCGGCTGTTCCAGAGATGCCGTTGAAGGTAATAGACTTCATAGCTTCTCTGTTCATGCCCTGCGCCCAAGGCGGGATAATCGGATTACCGTTTGCGTCCTTAAATTCAGCCGCAATAGTTTTCATCTGCCAGAGAATAGATGTCTTCGCGTCTACAAACTCTTTACCTTCCTTAACCAACTTATCTGCTAGTAGTTTACCGGCTACTGTACTTGTGTCGATGACCTTAGATAGGTCTACGTTGGCCCAGTCGTTTGCGGCTATCCCTAGCTCGTTTTTAGTGCCGTCTGCATTTACGCCGGTAGCTGCACCAGTTACATCAATAGCATATTTGTCGGCATCGACTAAAGCATCGTCGCTAACTGTTCCGGTTGCTGCATTCATCATCTCATTATCAGTGAGATTATTAGTAGCGGCTTCAAAAGTAGCTGCACCCTTATTGTCTGCAATACTGGGGTCTACTGTGGAGGCATCTCCGGTAGTAGTGGCCGTGTATCCGTCATTCTCTCCAAGCCCATAGCTGGCATCGTCGGCATCTAGGTTGGTTCCTTCAGCATCTGCATCCACCTTTGGAATAATGTCGGCAAGTACTAAGCCTTTGTCTGCTAGAAACTTGTTAGGGTCAGCTATTATAGCTGCCATGTCAGCTTCGTTTGATACAACACCAGCCGCTATAGCCATTTCTTTAATAGACTCGGCGGTAGTCTCTACAGAGTTTTCTTCTCCCGCCGAATTATCTTCAGCTTCCTGCATGATAGCGTCTGCCTGATCATTATCACCTCTATCACGGGCTTCCTTAGCTTTTTGCTCATATCCAGTAAGACCAGTTTTGGGATCTTTTATAGATAACGCATCGATTACTTTACCGCCCTCAACTTTTACCTCGTAGGGTAATCCCAAGAAGTTGTATGAATAAGACATACTGCCGTTGTTATAGACTTGCTTGCCATCGACTACGCTTTTGGCATCTTTTTTAGGATCTAAGTTGTTTGCCCACCCTGCCAGCGTTCCTATAATTCCAACCGGAGTTGCATAACTCAAAGCCTTTGTAATGCCAGAAGGTGCTGAACCCGAAGGCTTATCATTGCTACTACTCTTGGAGCCACTGCCGCTACTACTATTACTGCTATGTACTACAGTCTTATCTCCGGTTCTTTTTTCGTAGTCCTTGGCAGATTCTCCCGGTCTTCCATAACCTTCTTTACTACTGCCGCCAGCCCCACCGCCGTCAAACATATCCTCTACGCTGTCGTAACCAAAAATTCCCATCAGATATTACCCTTCTCTTTTTTACACGCACGAATGCGGTCACGAAGCCTTGCGTAGTCGGCTATAGCCATGTGTATATTGCCGGTAGTGCCTTCTAAGGCGTCTAATTCATCGGCTAATTCGTTGTTAAATTCTGGCGTGTAGGTCTGGATAGGTGGACAGTATACTTCCAGCTTGCTTCTATAGACCGTTTCCGCGCAGCCGCTCAGTGAGACTACGGCTATCAGTAATGCTATCTGCTTCATGTTCTGCCATTGCTTTATAAAAATCAGTCGCCTTTTCCTGCGCCTGTAAATCGTCCTTGAGGACTTTATTCTTCTCGTTAGCTGCCCCACGTACTCGCCCCATCACGTAAATAATGGGAAGAGCCAGTGCGAGAGCGCCTATAATGTAGGTCTTGATCTTGCCGAAGATGAACACTAATGAACGCCTTCTTTGTTATCCTTCCAGCGAGCGTATGCAGCTAAGGCAATGCCTCCAATTGCACACAGAAGAAAGATTGTTTTCAGGCTGTCTGCGTAAGCAACCAACCCCTGTAATTGCCCTGCAACTTCATTCAAGCCAGTGGCTGCACCGGCTATACCAGCGCCTACCATAGTCTTGGACTTAGTAAGCTTCTTAGGAGCCTCTGCGGTAGGCTTCTGTACCATCTGCGGGCCACCCTCATCAGACGGCAATTGAGCGTCACGGCTAAAGATAGCTGCTTCCGCTGCACGGCGGCGAGTAAGTCCTCGTAGCGGCTGTAATTTACCGTCTACCCGTGCCTTGTTCCATCTTTGCAGTTGCTCAGGTACATCGTCGTACAGACCTGAGTTCAGACGCGAGAGGGCTGTTGATGATTTAAACGCACCCCCGCCTAAGTTGAATACAAACGACACTAGAGCGTCATACTGCCCTTGGCTCAGAGGCACATTGACTAGACGTTTAACTATCTTACCGTGTTCGTCTAAGTCATCTTTAAGGCGTTGCTCTGCCTCTGCTACAGTGCAGGTCATTCCAGAGCGAATACCCTTAGTCGCGCCAAATCCTAGTGTCCACTTTCCAGCGGGGCAGCGATATGAGTGTACTAGGCCATCGTCTTTAATTTTGTGCAGACCTTCAAACTTTTTAACAAGTTCTACGCAATCTTGTGATACATTAGTTGGGTGCATACTTACCTCGTTACTGCGAATGGTGAAGCAAATCCATCGGTAGGCGCACCCTCAGACATAGCAGGGCTAAGATTGCCCATGCTTATGTTAGCGCCTTGGTAGGTGTCGAGTTGCGAAAGATTATATAAGCTTCTGTTAATATTGATTACTTGATCCCCCAAACGATTTCCTTGCAGGTCAAAACTGCGGAGCAATAGATTTCCGTTTTGATCTATAGCCCGTGAAATTGTTGTGCCGTTCTCGTTTACGGTGTTTGTTATTAGCTGGCCCTGATCGTCAAAAGCGTTAGAAATCTGCTTAAATTCATTTCGAGATTGTTGATCAATATCACTCTGTTCAGCCGCCACCGCAGCTATATTTTTAGTCTGTGCATCCAGAGTATTATTCTGTCGATTAAAGCTTTGATCAATATTGCCAAACGCATCTTGTTGGACTGTATTAATAGCAGCAAAGCCTTGATCCATGCTTGAGCCAAGTTGATCCAGCGTAGACGTGGTGGTGTCTGATAGAGATTTCTGAAGCTGCATCTGGGCTTGAGAAGCCTGAGACATAGTATTCTGGATGTTAGTCTGGCTCTGGTCAATTAGCTGGCCTGTACTATCAAATTTACTGGTTATTAGGTTGCCTTGCTGATCGATCTGATTTGTCACTGTATTACCCAAGGCGTCTACAGTTGATCCAATCAAATTGCCCTGACTATCAAAGGCAGAGGATACGGTGGCAAAGTCGGATGCTACCGAAGCATCTAGGCCTGTGATTTGAGATCCTAGCATTAACAGATCACGGGCATTCGAGTTGAGAGTATTAGTATTCGCATCAAAGCCAGTAGCAAGTACGCTGTTAATATCAACGCCTTGATCAGCCATAGTCTGCGACAATGCAGTGTACTGTTGCTGGATGCTGGCGTCGAAGTTTGAACTTGCCGTGTCCAGCCCTGCCATTAGGCCTTGCTGACCCGAAGATAGATCTGAGCCAAGGCCCACAACTTGTCCAGCCGCCTCTGTAAAGCCTGTTCCAACATCAGACGATAGCTGCCCAATCTGACCTGTTAGGGATGACTGATATGACTCGGCGTTCGACAGCATCGTATTAACATCCATCGACACGCTGCCGACTTGATTCCCCGCAGCATCAAAAGAAGTTTCTATTATGTTGCCCTGATCGTCAAAACGGCGCTGTATTGTGTTGCCGCTTTCATCAATGCTGTTGGCTATCAGAGTTCCGTTCTCATCAAACGAACTGAATAGCTTGCGGTATTGAGCCTGTGTATTCGCATCTAAATTTGCAGAGCTAGAGTCGATTAGTTTGCTAACATTGCCAAGGCGGGTTGTTAGGTTAGATGCCGCTTGTTGATCCTGCATCGAGGCGTCTGAGAAGCCTGTACCCACCGCAGATCCTAATGCATCAAAGCCAGCCGCAGTACCTTCACCTAGAGTTCCGATTTGATTGGCTATAGCACCCTGACCAGTAGCCGCCGCTTGAGCAAAGCTTCCCAGATCTTCTCGCAAACGGTCAGTCTGATTGGCTTGTGCTGTAGCTAAATCTGAGCGTGATTGCTGCGCTATTTCTTCATTCTGACTATAACGATCTACATAAGTATCAAAAGTCGATTTGAACTCATCTTGCCCAGTTTGCAAAGCAGTTTGATTAGCCAAACTTTCAGTAGCATATACATCCGCAGTGTCTGACATAGTCTGTAAGTTACTTTGCAGTTCACCCTGACCGCCCAATACGTTTGCTTGAGTGTTAGTTAACTGCGTACCGATAGCCTCTGCATTTTCAGCCGCAATATTAGCCGCGTTTGCCTGACCCGTATCTAAAGTATCAAAACGTGTACCGGCTTGAGTGAAGCCTTGGTCTAAAGAAGTTTGCACATCACCGACATCACTTCCGACAGTATCTACAGAAGTTTGCACACTTCCAACACTATCATCTAACGTATTAAATCTATCCTGACCCGCCGCAAAACCAGCATCCAAAGATGTTTGCAAGCCACCAGTATTTGTCTGCATCGCCTTTTTAAGGTTGTCGTAATATGCTTTTCGGCCAGAATTTGCTGAGTTTTGCTGCGCCGTAAGAGTTTTGTTTAGATTAGCAAACCCTGTATTTGACGCATTCTTGGCAGCAACCGCATTGTTTTTAGCTGAAACCGCATTTGCATTAACCGTACCAAGAGAGTTATCAAACGTATCGTACCGTTTTTTTGCGGCCTTAGATTCATCCGTAATCTGCCCAGATATGCCAACTTGGTTGTCGGCTAAGTCCTGAAACTGCTCTTCGGATAGAGCGCCATCTACCTTTGTACTTCCACCGCCGCCACTCATATTAAAACTCCTTCGTGTGTTTAATGTCTGGCTGCTTAAATCGACGCCAGTTTGCTGGAACTCTTTTGCCCAGTATGGATTGTGAATGTTTCATCATCCCCCGCATCACTTTCGTCGAATGTCCGAATGGGGTGATGAAATCGATGCCCCAAAGTTCATAGCGGTCATCAATTATGTCGGGGCGCTTCCATACTGCTTCGTCAGGTATCCAGCGCTCTTCTAAAAATTCGACTGCCTCTTCAGGCGTAAGCCAGATCCATGTAACAAATCCGACAGGCTGGTTATCTTCGTAAAAAAGATACGCTTTGTTGTGGATCAGCGGAATCAAACAATAAATGTTAAACTCTGAAAGAGTGTATTGTTTGTGAAAGTCCGATTGATTGAAGAGAAAGAGGCAGTCGAGAACAGTATTTCTGTTCTGCATAATGCGCCTTAACTAAGTGATTTTAATGTAATCAGTATAGCACTTTGTTAGTTGTAATTGCAAGGGGGTATATGCAGAAATTACGCTGCTTCCTCTTCAACGTCTGGATTTTCTAACGCCTCCACAAGGCGTTCTGCAAATGCTTCACGACCAATTACCAGTTGATCTAAATTAAACTGTGTGCTGCCAATCTTACGTTCCAGATCCGTAACGTGATTTAACAACGTCTTCTGGTTATCGGTCATAGCATCAACATTATATTCTTTATCGTTGACGGTAATGACGTTTGTTTTTTTCTCGGTCATTGTAGTCTCTTCTGTTAAGGTTTGATGGGCCAAGTGACATTCGTTGGAAACCCAGCTTGGCTTGGGATATCCCGCAGAGCCTGTCTGTACGTCTGCATCTCTGATGTCATCGTGTTGTCTGACAGTGCGAGGTAATCGGTTTCTGCGATTAAGCTGTTGCGCTTTTCTCTGACTTCCGCTGCCGCCCTATCGTTAGCACCGGCAGCCCATGCAGCCTCTTCAGCTTGGCGAGCAGCTATTTCATCTGCGGTCATATCAGTTAATACGCCGTTTACATACTTTTTCATTAGCTCAATCCATACAGTTTTATGACGCCTTTAGTAAGATTTCCAGATTCCGAAAATAGCCTTATATCTGTTATTACAGAATTAACGGAGTAAGAGGATGCACAATCTGAATAATTAACTGTAAACGATCTTCCTCCAGCTACATCACTTTGAAGTGTTGTCGGAACAGAAGACTCTTGCGAATTATAAATCATTACTCTAGCAGAAAAGTCATCAAAACTATTAATTAATCTTCCAATTAACCCTGTATCATTAGCCGCAAAGGCTCCATTGTTTAAAGTCCCACTACCAGCCTGACCTGAATAAACATATCTATATTCGCCAATAGTCCAATAACTAGAGGTGCTTTCAAAGCTGGTACCATTATCATCAGAAACACGGTATCTTAATCTTGTTCCAGTAGTAACATCTAAATTATGAATAACCATCATTTGCACTGAGTAAGAGCTGCTTAACGATATATCTACAGAAGCAACCGAAGATGTAATGTTTGTGGTAGATATTAAGGTCATAGCCCCGCCACCAGCAGCGGCCCCATCGAGGGTTACACTGCCGCTTGTGGCGCTGATGTCATTCGTCTGGTGATTTATCGTGAGAGCCATAATCTACCCCTTATACGGCTGTAGAGCCATCCATATCGTCCTGAGCCATTACCCAAGCATAGCATTTGTCTAAAAAGCTATCGCCTGATGCTGCCTCAATGTCAGTCAGATTTGCGTTGTAGCGTTTGAAATCTACCTCACGAGTATCATCGTTAGGCGTTGCTGTTGCATAAGCCGACAAGTCAATCATTACGGTGAACTTTGGATCAGTTCCACGTTGACGGCTGATTGCCGCTGTAACGATGCGGTAATAGGCGTTATTAAATGCAATGCCGTACTGGCTTGCACCTTGTTCGATGTTGTGTTGAATAGCCATTAGTTTCTCCTTTTAGGCCCAAGTTACTTCAGATGTGTGGATCGTAGCGACCCACCTGATGTTAGTTGATGCTGCACCAGTACAGGTGATTGCTAATGCACCATTTGTAGTGTCAGCGGATAAAGCCATGCCCCAGTTTGGTGTGTTATCTAAAACAGTCGTGGCTGAGTTTACTAAGACTGTTGTACCAGCGTTAGCTTCCCTGCGAATTAAACCTTCAACCTTCCAAGCGGCACAAGCTGTACCATCAGCGGGGTCTTCTCTAGCAACTAAAGTTCCATGAAATGCAAAAGCAGATTTATCAGGTAAAACAAGTTGGTTTATAGAACTTGCTGCATTAGTATCGCTTGACATTTTAGTTGTAGCAGCATCGGTAGTAGCCAGCCTAAGAGTAAGCATACCTGACTGAACTTCATTGTATTTATTTCTGTATCCAGTAAAGTTTCCTTTAGGCCCAAATACAAATTTTCCTGCTACGTTTGCATGAGCAGATTGTCCTCCAAATACAAAAGAACCGTCCCTTTGAGCATGCCCACTATCTCCACCTATTACGATTGCTTGGCTTCCATTAGCATTACCGTCTACAGCACCAAGACAGACAGCGTGACTTCCCGTAGCTCTTACGCCCATAAAGACGTTTGATCCACCAATACAAATAGAGTTAGAACCAGTTGCTTGGGCTTTTTCCCCCACAGCAAAGGAGTAATTACCACTTGCCTTAGCCTGATACCCCATAGCAATGCTGTCAGCACCGAGGCTTCCATAAGAGTTTCCGTTATCTTGGATTACTACTGCAAAACTGTTTGCACCTGTTGACTTTGATTTTCCGAAGGAAACTGACCTACTACCTTGAGATCTAGCGTCTTGCCCCCCTGCTATACTTCCACTACCAGATGAAATATTAGACCGTCCTATTGCCGTACTAAAAGAACCAGTAGATTGACAGCCATAACCTATAGATAGACTTGTAGTCTGCGTTGCTGAACTACTTAGTCCAATAGCTATTGAGGCAAATCCGCTTGCTGACCCACCGTGTATAGCCAAAGTAGAATCATTTGTAGAAGAAGCATTTGTGCCAATTGCAGTTGCAAATACTGTAGTAGCTGAAGCGTTGTTTCCTATAGCAAACGACTTAGCCCCTGTTGCAGTTGGGGCAGTAAATCCACTTGAAGCATTTTCAGCGTAGTAAGTAGGACTGCTACCTCCACCACCACCTACCGCAGTGCCACCTAATAATAAACTTGTACCATCAGAGCTAAGGGTTATAGCACCGCCAGCGCCTGTGTTATCAATATTAATAGAACCCATTATTTATTACTCCTATGCATACGTCACCTCACTGGTCTGAATATTAGCAACCCAACGGATGTTATGAGAGGCTTCTCCTGTGCAGGTAATTGCTAAGGCGTTGTTTGTGTTGTCGGCTGACAAAGCTACAGTCCAACCATTACCGTCATCAAAGGTCTGTATATTGCTGCTTACTAAGGTAGTTGTACCACCGTCATTCTTCAGTAAGCCTTTAATCTCCCAGCCGCCTTGATCCTGTGCGCCATTCTGCATTGCCACAAGTGTGCCTGAGAACATGATGCAGGTATCAGAGGCTGCTACGATCTGGTTGGTGGATGCTGCCGTGCCATTATTACTTGTCAAAACAGTAGCCGTTGCATCGGTTGTATCTGCACGAAGAATAAACTGACCCCCTTGTGCATCTCCATTTGCTGCAAAACAGCCAGAGGCGTAAGCAAATTTACCACTAACATCCGTTTTTGATCTATGGCCTACCGCAAAACTATAAGTTGCATTTGCATGTGTTCTAAACCCAAGAGCCATAGATTGTGATGCATCAGCATGAGTATAATACCCTGAAGGCTCGTAACCTATTGCAATGGCTCCAGATGCAGATGCCTTTGAATATTGCCCAATAGCTACAGCACTTGATGAATTTGTATCAACTACTGGGCCGTAGCCTATAGCAACTGAATGTGAACTTTGTGCATATGCTTGATGCCCAATGCCAATGCTGTGGTTTTGTGTTGCTTTTGCTCTCGTACCTATAGCTACACTGCCTGTACCAGAAGCACCATAGGTTGATGAGTTGTTGGCTATAGCGGCTGCAAACGAACTCGTTCCTGAAGCGTAACTACTTCCAATAGCTATTGCTTCAGTTGCGCTGTTTCCACCATATACTCTAGAAGCCGCACCGATAGCCGTACCATAGTCACACTGCTGGACATAGGCATTTTCACCTAAAGCAAGACCTCGATTACTGTCGCTATCGACATAAGCACTAGAACCCAAAGCTACTGATTGACCCGCTTTTGCTCTTGATTGATAGCCTATGCTTATAGAGTATGCAGCGCTTGCACCATAAGTAGTTGAATCATTAGCAATACCTGCTGCAAAACTATATTCCCCTGCAGCACGACTTTCTGCAAACGCAGTAGCAAAATTTGCTGTGGCTGTTGCTTTATACCCTAATGCAATTGATTTACTGCCACTAGCAACAGCGCTGTCTCCTATCGCTACAGCATTGGCTCCGGTCGCAGATGGCTGTGCAGAAGGCGAACTTTCATTGGCAGCGTAAAGGTCAGCACCACCACCGCCACCAGCATCTGCGAAAGTTACAGCGCCTGAGCCATCTGTGGTAAGCACCTGATTAGCAGAGCCGTCTGATGTTGGTAGGGTGTAAGCCTCTGAGATGCGTACTGTGTCGGCTGTACCACCTAAGTTAATTTGATTTGTAGCTGTAGACTGTACGCTAGTACCTAAAGCAATTGAGTTAGCGTGAGAAACAGTGTTGCCTTGCCCTGCTACAAAGGAGTTGTCGCCACTTGCAGTGCTGTCTCTTGAACCAATTACCGCTGCATAATTTCCTGACGCAGTATTGCTCCTACCTATGGCTGTAGAATACTGGCCTGATGCTGTATTTTGAGCGCCTATGGCTACAGTACCTATGCCAGTGCTTTGCGTACTATACCCAATTGCTACTGCGTAGGTGCTTGTAGCTTTAGCTAAAGCCCCCATAGCAATACTGTTAGAGCCATTACTGCCATATGACGTAGATTCAGTACTTATAACGGCAGTAAGAGAGTTTGCGCCATCTGCCTGACCCTGACCCAAAGAAACAGCCCTTGTGCCACTTGTGCCAACATGAGCATAGTAACCTAAACCTACAGCTTCAGTTGCCCTAACCCAAGCATTGTTACCAATGGCTACCGCCTGTCCAGCCTGTGCGCCACGGCTACTTGAACTGCTACCAATACCCGCTGCAAAGCTGTCCGTTCCACCTGCATGAGAATAAGTGAGTGCAGTTGATCTTACACCTGCGGCTGTAGCACTATCACCAATCGCTACTGAATTATTACCACTAGCAGTGGGGTCAGTAGCACTTACATCATTAGCAGCATAAAGGTCAGCACCACCACCAGCATCTGCGAAAGTTACAACTCCAGAACCGTTTGTAGTAAGCACCTGATTGGCACTTCCGTCGGATGTTGGTAGGGTGTAGGCTCCGTTGACGTTTACTGTGCCTGTCGTTTGGATTCCTGATGATGTTGTTTCTAGTTTCTTGGAACCATTATGGAAAAGGCTAGCAGAGCCATCCTTAGTAAACTGAGCCATATTTTCCCCAGTGTTACTTGTAAGTGTAACCTGAGAATGTCCCTGTATTAATAAGTTTCCTCCATTTTCAGAACGAATATAATTGTTGGTTGCACCTTTAAAGATACGGAAATCTTCATCCGCACCCATAATAATCATATTTCCTTCTGAGCCATTTCCGAAGTAGTCACTGTTATCGCCGAGGCGTATAGCGTTATTGTTAGCGTCTAAGTCGCCACCAAGCTGTGGTGAAGTATCTGCTACAAGGTCAGTAGAAACTGTTGCCCAATCATAGTCTGAGCCGTTCCATGAAAGATATTCACCGTTAGACGCAGTGCCTGTATTTAGATGCGTATCAACTGCCGCATCATTATAATTAGTAACCAGTACCCATGCAGAGCCTGTCCAAGCGTACATGCCGTTGCTGCTACTATTCCAATATAATGCTCCTGTGAGCAAAGCATTACCGTCATTATCTACAGAAGGAGCAGAAGACTTGGCCCCCAAGTAACGGTCATCAAAGTTATCGTAAGAAGCAGCCGCCGCTGTAGCTGATGATGCAGCATTTGTTTCTGAAGTAGCTGCATTAGTGGCAGATGTACCCGCTGCCGTAGCAGATGAGGCCGCATTGGTGGCTGAAGTTGCGGCATTTGTAGCTGATGTTGAAGCAGCCGTAGCACTGTTACCAGCGTTTGTAGCTGACGTTGCTGCATTGGTTTCTGAAGTAGCGGCGTTAGTAGCCGAAGTACCCGCTGCACTTGCTGAAGAGGCGGCATTAGTAGCAGACGTATTAGCGGCGGTTTTGCTGGCTAGGGCGTTAGTTTCAGATGTAGCAGCATTTGTTTCTGAAGTAGCTGCCGCTGTAGCACTTGAGGCGGCGGCAGAAGCAGATGTAGCAGCATTTGTTTCACTCGTAGCTGCATTAGCCGCAGCGGTAGCCGCCGAAGTACCACTTCCTAAAATGCCATCGACATACGTCTTAGTAGTTAGATCAGAATTGGCGCTGGGCGTATATGTGGCTGTTACTTTATTAGCACCCATAGTGATACCACCAGTCATCGTACCACCAGCTAAAGGCAGTCGAGTATCACGTTGGGCATCTGTATAGGCTTTTGTGCTAACATCTTGAGCAGCCGTAGGATCACCAGCACCAGTGATCTTGTTCGTGGACATGGCTATGGAGCCTGTCATCGTACCACCAGCTTTTGGCAGCTTAGTGCCGATAGCCGTGTTTAAAGTGTTGAATGCATCGTCATCGTCTGCCAAAGCGGCCGCCAGTTCGTTCAGCGTATTAAGGCTATCAGGGGCGCTATCCACCAAGCCAGCAACCGCATTGTCTACGTCAATCTTACGGGCTGCATCATTGGCATTCACTGGAGCAGATAGGTTCTCAATAGTAGCTGATGTGCCAGCATTCATATTAAGAGTGCCGTTTACGGTTATGTTGTTAAAGCTGGATGTTCCAGATGCGGCTGTTACGTTGCCCGTGACATCACCGATTACAGCGCCAGTATGCGTACCCGCAGAGTTACCCGTGATGTTGCCCGTGACGTTGCCCACCAGATCACCAGCAAAATTTGTAGTAGCAGTTACTACCGTACCTGTGACGGCTTGGGCTGATGAGCCGCCAATTACAGCGCCATCAATAGTACCAGCGTTTACGTCAATCTGAGTAGGAGTAAGAGTACCGCCGACAGTCACATTTCCAGAAGCAGCTATGCTGTTCATAGTGGAGGCATTTGTGACAGTCAGGCTGTTTAGAGTAGACAGTGCTGTAGTATTTAAAGTACCGCCGATAGATACGTTACCTACCGCAGAAATGCCGCCCTGTAGATACAGGTCTTGGAACCTGACGGTAGGTGTGCCTAAGTCGATGGTGTTGTGGGCCGCAGGTTCGATCTTGTTATTAGTAAATACAGTTACAAGCTCACGCCAAACGGCTGCACCAGTAGAACTGCCTACACAAACATATACCCGTCCATTATTTATGTTTTCCCACAGAGATCCGGGTTGATAGCCTTGCGAGGTATCGTTGGTAACCGAAGGGGCCGCTGTAGCAGCAAAATTGTTTTTACCACCAGAACCACCATTAGCGGTAGGCAAGATACCAACAACAGATGTAGCCAAGTTGATTTTAGGGGAGTCACCTACGCCGCCAGTATGCCCATGCCCTGTAGTGGCGTTAAAAGCCGCAGCTACTTGGTTAAACTCAGAGTTAAGCGGAGGCGCAGTAATGGGTGATCCGTTAATAATCTGCCCCGTAGACTGCCGTGTGTAACCTGCCATTATCTTCTCCCTGCCGCAGTAAATTCAAAGACTATTCCCTGTATAGAGAATGGTTCTGTCTGCCCGATTGTTACGAAAGTAGCTTGCGCCGAAAAACCTGACCCCTGAATATCACTGGTCATAATTGGCTTGGATGAGCCGCCGTATAATACGTTAGTTGTGTTATATTTTATATTTCTGCCACCATACCTAGTAGGCGCTCCACTAGAGGACTGAGAGTAGGTTGCGGGAGTAGATGTATCCCCATCTCCCCAATCGTAAGTCATCGACAGGAGCATCTCCAACGGACCTTCTGCCCTGATGAAGGTATTGATCTTACGCATTACCTTGCGCTGCTCTGTCTCACCGAAGTCTAGGTAAGGTGTGGCATATATAGAAATGATATCGTCACCGTTAAATGACGTACCATTTTCTTGACGATATACTTTACCATCATAATCGCCGTGAATAATATTTTCAGTTGTACCTATATATCCGCTAGTGGCACAGGAAGCTCGTATGCCTAATAGCTCACCGAACTCCCAAGATATACTACCGGAGCTATTAGTGAGACCGCCTATAATGCCAATGCTATCAGAAGCTGCTAAAGAGGCATCGCCAATGAAGTACCTGATTTGAGACTTTGACCTAATTACAACGCCATTAAGCGTGTCCATGTCAGTGTTAGCAATCAAATCGACTAACGTAGCCTGAATGGGTTTACTGACGGTCTCAAGCTCAACATCACCGATACGGCTTGTACCAGCAACAGGTCTAAAGCCGTCTGGTGCTAAAAACATTAAGTCGCCGCCGATTTCCAAGACGGAGTCTCTAGCAACACAGCCAACATTTGCTGTGACCTGATCAGTTACAAAATTATTAGATGCATCAACCGTAATTTTCTTGATGCCGTTTGTACCAAAAATAAAGAGGTCATCACGAAAAGGTTTAATCTGAACAACATCAAAACCAGCGGCTATCTGTCCTGCGCCATTAGCTACAGTAAAATCATAGAAGCCGTCTGGGTCAGCGGTATTGGTAGGGGCCGAGTGAGCAATGGCAGCACCGAATGCAGTATCACCGGCTAGGAATAAAGTATTCTGAAATACGTCTACAAGAGAGGGGGCATTGAGACACTGATCACCGCCGCCGGTATTACTACTAGCACCTACAGTGTATCCCCCAGAGTTAGTTGACTTTAGCTCTTCCCAGTGGACCCCGTCGAATACGATGGCTGGATTAACGCCGTCTACAAATACAATCTTATTACCAGTGCCGAAGTTAAAGACTACATGCCGTATCTTGTTAACCGTGCGACCATTTAAAGTCATGGGGCGAGTGACAGAGAAATCTAAGGTATACTTACGCCAGCCAATGTAAGCCGTGTAGTAGTAGAAGCTGTAGTTACTGCCGCCAGCGTCTTGTCGTATTGCTATAATCTTTGTTGAATTGGTGGCATCATCTTTAAATATAGCCAGACCGAGAACTTTACCCTGAGCCGTAGTCTGACCATCTACAGTAACCTCTCCGTAATCAGGGTCATACTCATCGTACCCCTCAATACGCCGATAGCCCCCGAAGAGGCTAGGTTCGTAATTAACTAATCGTGTAGCAGAACCCGGACTGTTGTCCGAAAGGTCTAAGTGATTTTCGTTACTGTTTAGACCGCCGCTACTGATAAGTTTAAAGGACTGTATTTCGTCTGGCATTAATACCTAATCCGCGTATCTCTTATCTTAATTTCATTATTGATGTAGAGAGTTTGAAGGTCTTTGATGCCTTGCTCGAAAGCTATAAACGCAGCTTGAGCGGCTTCTAAATTATCTTTGAACATATACATATGATAGATAGCACCATCGATCAGTACGGTGTCGTAGCTCTCAGGTATTCTCGTTACATCCGTTGCATTAGTGATGTCCGAGTAGTTCATAAAATATCTGTATCTAATCGAATAGGTTTTATTAGGAGAAGGGCTTATACCATAGCCGTTGCCGTGACTTTCAAATACAAACTCAGGGCAGTCTCTACCTAAGTTACCGGCAGAGTAGTCATCATCTCTATAAGTGGAGTACCACTCATCTCTGTCGATGTGCTTCAAGGTCTTGAAGCCTGTACCTAGACTAGCATCCCCTTGAATTTGGAAGCTGGCCCAGTCTGCTACTTTAAAATACTGAGGCCAAGTGTACTCTGTCTGACCTACCACTAACGTATCTGTCTGTTCAGCGGCATTAAAAGGCCAACCAAACTCAGACTGATTGATTTTTGCAACGGCAGATTTAACGGCATCCTTAACAAGTGCCTGAACGCCACGAACCGCTCCAAAGTCGGATTCCGCAATCTCTACTTCATTTAAACGGCGAAGTGTTTGGTTGCATAGATCAATGTAAGTTGTCGGCATAAATTACCCTCAGTAGAGTGAAGGGGCCAGCACTAAGCCAGCCCCTCAGTAGTCTTATGCGAGGTTGTAGTTCGCTGTGAACAAAGCTTCTGGTCTCAGAATCTTGCGACCATAGAGGCTCATGCCGCGCACAATGTCCGCGAATGTAGTAGGTGACCGGAAGGTCTCAGTCTTAGCAATCTGTTGAGCCGTAGCTACCGCAGATGCGTGACCCGCAACCATCACACCGAAGTTAGTCTCAGAGCCTGTGGAAAGTGCCACGCCAGCGCCTGTACCTTCGTATGGCAGGTTATTGGACTTGTAGATTGAGAACCCACGCAGTGTTCCGGGCAAGCGTCCATTACGCAACTCATCACCGCCACCGAAGTCAGCGTTAATAAGCTTACTAGACTCATCCATCAGTACTTCTGCAAATACCGGATCGATTACTACCCAGCGGCCATCTGTATCTACATTGGCTTGGTCCATCTGCCGTGCGATACGGTTTAGGATTGCTAATGGAGAAGTGATACCACCAGCACCACCGCCAGCGGCGATTGGGATAGATGTTACTTCACCAGCATTGCCTAAGTCAGCACCACCGAAGTCTGTGATGTCCAACTTGTTAGCAGCCAACATTTCATCATTGCCAGCGGCAGCATCGGCTTTAGTACCGTTGATATCGCCAGAGGCTGAACGACGAACCCAGTTAGAAGGTGTCTTCCAACCGGCTAGGTAGCCAAGTACTTCTGCGTCAAATGTATCACGCAGTTTGTAACCAGCACGGTCACTTGCGAGATCACCGAATGAGACATGCGAGTGTGCCTCTTCAATATCGTCGATAGCGAACTGGAAGTAGTTGGCTTGATCGACAACCATAGTGAAGTCAGCGTCAGTCAAGTCTTGTGTCGCCAGTTGAGTACCACGCTCATATGTCGTGATAGTGATATCGGGTTCTTTGATAATCTTTACAGAGTCACCGAAGTTAGCGATCTCTCCAGCGTAGTCAGTGTTAGTTACTGACTCTACTACAGACGCCTTGCGTAGCGCCTTTTGGACCTTTTTTGAGTAGATTACTGGGCTGAAATTGCCCGAATTGAGGTTAGTATAACCTGATGCCTTTGGAAATGCCATTGCTTTAAAATCCTTGTATGAAATGGCTTAAAATAAACTTCTAGGCACACGTAATTGTGTGATTAATAAAATGATTAAATAATTCTAGAAGCAGCTAGATCAGACAATTAAACAACAGTGTCAGCTTGATTA